TTTCTTTAATTAAGTCCGGGGCTGTTTTCTTGCGATTTCAGCCCCTACTTGGAAACAAAAAATCGCAATCACTTACAACATCTACAATTTAACCAAAATCAAGATGTACAAAAAAATCGCACAGGTAGCAGTAAGCGCGCTCGCAGCCCTCGCAGTAATATTCGCAGGGTACGGACTCTATCAGTCAACAAGTGTCGCAAGGGTCTTGAACCAACAAGCCGGATACCAACAATGCGTTACGGACGTAAACGCTGAAATGGCGCAACAAGCTGCTCAACAGCAAGCTCAAGCTCAAGCACAAGAACAAGAACAACCTAACCCTGAAACAACAAATGAAAAATAAACTCCTTCTTATTATAGGAATTCCCCTCATTATTGCATCAACATTGCTTTCCCTATCTATAGCGGCGGCAAATATAGACCTTGATAAATATGACGCATTGCCAACCTGTAAAAATGACGAGGTTCAATTAGATATGAAGATCAGCTCTATTACAGACCTTCCAACTGACAGGAAATGTTTGGCTGCTGCTGATTATTTAAAGGTCAAAACAAAATTAAAGACCGACAGGGCTACGAATCTAAAAAACAAAGGATATGAATTTGATATAAACGATAGGGATCTTTTGATGGGGATATTAGACTATGAGATCAAGAAGAAAGGCGGGATGAGTATACAGGGAGCAACAAAAGAAAAAATAAAAATAGAACTTCTAAAATTACTTGAATAACAATTTTCACCATGACTTTTTTAAAACTGCTGAAAAGCAAAACCTTATGGGCTGGTCTAGCGACTGTCTGTACCGGGTTGGGAATGTATTTTACAGGGGAGCAAGGACTACAGGAATTGGCTGTATCTGTAATGGGTGTAGTATTTATGATATTAAGATTTATTACCGACAAGCCTTTAAACGAAAAATAATATATGGATAATTTTGTTGAATTTGCAAAGTACGGGTTGGCTGGGGTTTGTGTCCTTTTGATAGGAGTCATAGTTTACATTTTCAAACTATGGTACAAGACTGTTGCCAACCATATACACCACAACACCGAGGCTTTCCACGACATGAAAGATGTTATGCTAAGTCTGCGAGAAATTATAAAAGAACGATTAAAATAAATTATTATGCCATTCACAACTAGCGCAAAAGTAAAAATTCACATGGTTATTTCTGGGTCGACCTTCGATACATTGATTGCTCAACTTATTACTCAAGTTGACGATCTTATCTCAAAGCGGACGAATGTGCCAACCGGCGCGACTGCTCCGGCGATTACAGACGAGATAGTCGACAGCGATGGAAATACAAGAATCAAAGTCAAGAACCACCCGATCGCGTCTATAGTAAAAATTGAGAGAAGAAGTGGGATAAACAATGAATGGGAAGAATATCCGGACGAAACCCATGCCGACGTTGAATTTGAGGATGATGTTATTTTCCCTCTATACGTTGTCTCTGGAAAAGGCGAAAGAAAAATCCAACTGGAATACACCGCCGGATATGCAACAGCCGCAGTCCCGGACGACTTATGCCTTGCCGCGACTTTACTTGTTTGCCACCTGTTCAACAACAGGAACACAATCGGAAACGATAGTGTCAACGTGCTGGGGTTATCGCAAACAATGGCAAAAGACGAATACCATTATGTTAAAAGCATTTTAGATAAATATAAACTAGTTTATGCACTTTAATTGCTCATTCGATACATACAAGAGAGAAACAAGCGGCTCAAAGCGGCAACATTCGACTACAAAGACAATCACGGGAGGATCGGGCTACTACGAACCAACAGGCGGCGATTTAAGGGCTGTTCTAGGGCTTTCGCTGGCTGTTAAGGCTTATACCCTGCTCACATACGAAACTGGCATTGATATAGGCGACAAGGTGGTCATAAGCAGCGCGACATATTACGTCGAGTCAATTGAACAGCAAAATGCAGCTCCGACAATGTTGAATAGGGCTGTTCTAATAATCAAGGAGTTATGAGTATGGGGTCGATTACAATTAGCTCGCCTGGACTTGATAAGTTGGTGAAAAGATTCCCGGTTAAGATTAAAAAGGTTATGAGGGATTCACTAGATCAGTCTGCGCTTGTAGTCCAAAATAAGGCGAAACAATTAGCGCCGGTACTTACCGGACACTTGAGAAGGAGTATCACGAGAAGAATTACATCAACAGAAGCGGTAGTCGGGACAGACGTTATCTATGCGGGGGTAAGAGAATTTAAAACGAGAAGCATCCCCGGTGGATATTTACGCCCGGCGCTCAGCACTAATAAAAAGAAAATAAAAAAAGTTTTTGAAAAGAACATCCAAAAATTATTAAAATATAAATAATGTCATTGGTCAATATTAGATCGGCAATAAAAACAATTCTTGATAGCATAAAAGCTGCCAACAATGTCACTACTGTCTACGATTACCCTGTCACGAACGTCGCGGAAACCCCGACAATAGTGCTTTTGGATACGGAAGGCGAAGAAGACTACGCCAATACAGCGCAAAATCAATCGACACTCCATTGGACTGTAAGAATAATTGTTGAGAAAAGGGAAACTCAAGCGCAAGATTCAACACAGGTTTCGACTCTTTTGGCTATTACTGACGCGGTGATGGTTGAATTGAGGAAAAAAACAAATCATTCCCTAGGTTGTACGGCTCACTCTTTTATAATAGAAGAAATCACCCCAACAGAAGCGTCGATGCAGGGAGATGTCCCCGTTTTCTTCAAGGAAATCAGACTAATTACGCAATCATTTAAAACAATCGTGTAAAACTGTTATAATGTAGGCGCAAATAACCACAAAACAATGCAATGTATTATCATCAAAAAGACCGTAGAAGTGCCGAATTGTCCGCTTTTCAAGGAGGGGCAAAAGGTAAGAATTAAAGACGACCTAGCTGATGTTTTAGTTAGTAGGGGGCTTGCGGTCTATGATCGCGCAGAAAAACAAGTCACCGAGAAAGCAAAGAAAGCAATCAAGGTAAGAAAGGAAGAAGCGGTTGCAAAATCATCAAGAAAATAATCATAACCATATAAAAAATGAGTGAATTATACACCCGCAGGGGGTCGCTATCTTTAATCAAAGAAGCGGCAATCAATACGCCTCTAACTCCGACAACTTTTATTCCTTTTAACGACGAGAACATTGTCACCGAATTTCCCTATATTCCGGTTGTCCCGGTTTCAGGGAATAGAGCGATGAATTTGAGGACTGTCGCGGGGGCTATCCCTGCGCCGATCGGCACGATAAATTTAAATATTGAACCTAAAACCTTCCCGCACTTTTTACTCGGGATTCTTGGTGGACTTACTTCTGGTCAATATATGCCTATTACTGGCGAATCCGGGGCTTTCACAGTAGGGTCGACTGTTTCAGGAGTATCATCAAGTAAATCGGCAACAGTTGTCGCGGATATAAACGGAGAATTCCTGCTTGTTTCTGGTGCTACTGGGGATTTCACAGATGGGGAAGCTTTGCAGGAATCGGCAGGAGGAACACAAACGGCAACTTTGACAGAATTTGACGCGACTGTATTTGCTCATATTGGAAGTCTACCCGCAGAGATAGGAACGGGAGAAACATTCTCACTACAAGTCAACTATGCGGAATCTGCAATTAGATATTTTGGTGTTCGGTTTACAGGACTCGATGCAATAGGACAGGCTGACAATGTTCTAACAGCCGGGGTCGGAGTTATGGCTCAAGGCATGTTTAGGCAAGCGAAAGTCACGGCTATTACTGCGGGCGGCGCGGGAGCAAAAACCATCTCCCTAGATCAATCGCTTGGACTTGTAGCGGCTGACTCAATCAAACTTTACAGACCAGGGACGGGATTCTTAGACTTTAGCGCATCAAGTACAAAGACACATACTGTTGCGACTGTAGCCTCTGCAAAATCTATCACAGTTACAAATCTTGAAACCGCAACTGCTGTCGGAGACTTGATACTTCTCGCCCCACAAACAGCAAGCTACACGCTCGCGAATGAATTTGCATGGATAGGTGGATCGGAAGTAACGATCGGCGCTGATATAGACAACCTAGCTTCTGAAAAAGTCGAAGACTTTACTATCTCGATTCTTAATGAGTACGAATCAAGACATTCTGCACAAGGCGCGGACTTTCAGGATCGCTTCCCATCTGCAATTTTACAAAAAGGTTGCACCGGGGCAGGGTCTTTCAAGATGCACTACACGGACGAGGATTTTGTAAAAATTCTTAGACTCAATACGGCGCAAGGGCTTGAGTTGAGAGTAATTGGTTGCCAGATAGGATCAACAGGGATTGAATACGAGGTGAGAGTCTACTTGCCAGAAGTGCAGCTCGACAACTTCGACACAAGCCTTTCTGTTGATGCACTTGTAGATCAAGACATTCCTTTTACTCACTTTTACAATAGCTCTCAAGGGTATCAGTCGAGGGTTGTTGTGATAAATGATATTGCTTCTTACTAATAAATTAACAAAAAAATCGCATGGCTAAAAACAGATTCATAAATAACGAGGTTAAAAAAATAGATATAGGGGATGGAGATTGGATCAAGGTTAAGAATGGATTGAGTTTCGACGACTATCAAAAGGTGATGAAAAACGCTGATATGTCGCAAATGAAGAAGTTGAAGGAGGACGCAGAGGGAGCGGAGGGCGCAATGAATTTTAGTAACTTCGACATTGCAATTCCACTATTGAAGGCTGCTTTAACAGATTGGAGCTTTACGGATAAAGACGGGAAAAAGATAGATTGTACTCACGAGAATATTGATAAATTGACACCGAGGAATGTACTTGAGTTGCTGGAATTTGTTTCTGATCTTATCCACCTTGACGACATAGTTGAAAAAAAAAGCTCGCAATCCTAGAAGCCAACCTATCAAAAGGACATAAGAGAAAAGGAGCGGAGGATGAATTGATGGATTATGCGATGTCGATAGACTTTGGTCTTGATTGGAAAAGGAACGACTGGCGAAGGATGCGAACTTTTATCAATATAAAATCACTAATAAATAGCAATGACAATCGAAAAGGTTAATATAAAGATAAGTGCTAAGGATGATGCGAGTTCTAAAATTAAAAAGGTCGGCGGTTCTTTGGGAGGACTTAAAACAGCTTTAAAGGGGGTTGCTATTGGGTTTGCAGCAATAAAGATCAAGCAGTTTATCACGGAATCAATTGAACTTTACAAGGTACAGGAAAAAGCAGAGGCGAGATTGAAAGCGTCTATAAATAACCTTAAAGACTTAGGGAGTGGATACGAAAAAACTGATGAGAATATTAAAATTGTCACAGAGGATTTAAAGAAATACGCGGCTGGATTGCAGAAAGTGACGACTTTCGGTGATGAGGCGATCATTTCAGCAAGCGCATTGCTTGGGTCTTTTCAGTTGGGCGGGGACGAAATCAAATTGCTCACCCCGGCTTTGTTAGATATGGCGGCGGCTACGGAAAAAACTACTGGAGCGCAAGCCGATCTTAACGATCTCGCAAATGCTATGGGTAAGGCTATGGCTACGGGGGCAGGAGCATTATCAAGATACGGGGTTGTTTTAACTGATACTCAAGCGGAATTATTCAATACAGCCGAGGGAATGGAAAAGACTGCTTTGTTAGCTCAAATTCTTGCTGATAACTTTGGGGGTGCAGCCGAGGAGCTTGCAAGTACAACGGCAGGGCAACTTGAACAAGCAGCGAATCAATGGGGTGACTTTAAAGAGAAGGTGGGGGCTATTTTAGCACCATTACTTTTAAAGGTTGCAACTGGTTTATTGTGGATGGTTACTGAATTTCAAAAGGGCGTGAAAATAATAATGGATGCTTGGGACGCGATGTGGGTCTGGGTATTTACGACTTACTATAGCTGGAAAGAATCAATTATAAATAGTTGGAATGGATTCTGGACTGCGCTTGGAGATTGGGCGAAAGTGGTTATTGATTTGATAAGGGGTTGGATTGATTCAATCATAGAGGCTTTTAATAGATTGATCGCGAAAGCACACGAAGCCGTTGACGCTTTACCGGGTGCAAGCATAGCTCAATCTATAGGCAAATTCTTCGATTTGGGGCAATATCTTGCAGAAGGTGGTATTGTAAAGCCTTTGTACGCAGCAAATGGGGCTTTTGTGCCTAGAGGAACGGATACAGTCCCAGCGATGCTTACTCCTGGCGAGGTTGTTTTGAATGCAGGGCAGCAAAAGGGGCTTATGGGTAAGATGGGTGGCGTGACTATAAATATTACAGGTACATTTTTAAGTGAAGGCGTGGCAGAGGAGGTGGGAGATATGATTGTTCGCAAATTACAATTATCAACTAAGGTCGTTTAAAATGCTTTGGCTATATATAAATGATTCAGACCGCACAGGTGATCTGATAAGGGATAAACTAAAAATACAGAATCAGATACAACAACGTGCTGATTCATGCGATTTTACATTGTTTCAAGGGGCGAAGCCTTCGGAGAATCAAGATGTGCAGCTTTTTGTTGGGGATACTATTGCAAGCGCAGTCGGGGCGACCATGACTTTGAACGGAAATTTTCAATCGAGCATAGGTCAATTCTATGCTGGGCAAAGATTGTTTATAAGGATAGGCGACGCTGATGAGGAAGTTGTCACCATTTTGTCTTACGATGAAGTTACTTTGACTCTTGTTTTGACCGCCGCGCCTTCTGGGGCTGTAGCTGCTGACGACAAGATCGGATTCTTATTATTCGGTGGAGTAGTTAGTCGGGTTGCAGATAAAAACATCCATGTTCTCACGAACATTGAATACAATATTGAATGCGTTGATTATACGAAAATATTCGATCGCAAACTAATTTCTGATACCTGGGAGGATAGAACCGCACGATATATTATAAATGATTTTTGCAATTCGGATATAAACCACAACAAGACTATTGACTCGATGAACTATGACGACAACGCGGCGATTCAAGCTGAATGGGTAGAGGGTGGCGATGGTGATAATCCAACGATAGATTCAACTAATTATTGGGAAGGGACTACTAGCGGGGATTTTGGCTGGACTTTCGGGGGAGGCTCGGCAACCTTCACAGCAAGCCCTACCTCGAGCGATGTATCTTTCTGGACTGGTGCAGCTTCCGGATCACCAACAAAGGGACTTTTCGGGTTTTGGTATAAATGTACTGACTATACAAAGGTGACAAATTTCAAGGTTCGGATCGGGTCTGGAGCGGGCGATTATGCAGAGGCGACTATAACCCCGACTTCAAACGATGCTACTTTTTACGAAATGGATTTAAACGACGCTACTATTGCCGGTACTCCTGTTTGGACTGCTTGCGATTACCTGTCAATCATAATAACGGAAACAGCCGACAGCGCGATATTGTTCGATGGATTTAGAATATTACAAGATGATTACCTTAAGCATTACCCCCATGTTTCGGAAACCCCGGAGCTTGACGACTTCAGAAGTCCGGCGTTAAAACCGACAAAGTTGATGCAATTGCTAGCAAAAACTTTTTCGTATGTTTGGTATATTGATTATGAGAGGTATATACATTTTGTACCTATTGAAACAGACGATTCACCTTTTGCACTTACAGATTCATCAAACAACTTCTTTGATCTGCGAATAGAGGTTGATCAAAGCCAGCTCGGGAATAGGATTATAGTGCGCGGTGGGGAGAAAACATCAGACAGCACCTATTCACAAGCAGAGCCAGGGGATGGTGCGCGTAAGGAGTGGCTACTCAAGAATAAATTCAAAAACCTTGTTGTAAAGATTGATGATCAATCTGATACTCACGCGGCGGCGGTTGCTACTACAACGACAAATATAAAAATAGTAGGACATAATCTCTCGACTGGCGACTATATCCAAAATCAAACGAGAAACAATGAGATTAGAGTAATTACTAGGATTGATGCCGACAATTTTACAGTTGAAACAATAGCGGCTCAAACGAACGGGGACACGATAACTTTCTTCACAGTTGCGAAGGGGGTGGGTATAGAGGGGCTTGTCGACGAAACGGCAGTTGGTATTGATTATGTCTATAATTCAAACGAAAAGTCTGTGCGCGCAACTGCAAGCGAAGGGATGTTGAACCCTGGGGACGGAATTCTTTTTACTTATAGTGAGAGAGTCCCTATACAAATCAGGTATTCGAATAGTGCGAGCATAGCGGCGTTAAAAGCCCTCGGTATTGGTGATGGGATATTCGATCTTGACCCATATACAGACAGAAACATCCAGGATATAGGGACGGCTTTGGCAATAGCCGAGGCGAAGGTTAAGGAATACAGCAATGCAATTATATCCGGGAGCTTCACTACAGACCATTTTGGATTAAGGGCGGGGCAGCTTCTTACAATTACAGATTCAAATAGAGGTATTGATGAAACTTATGTAATACAGAAAGTTAAGCTAAGGCAAAAATCCGGGGAGTTTGCATCTTATTTCGTATATGATGTTTGGTTTGGGACAACCCTGTTTGGAATCATTGAATTTTATCAAAAGCTTTTATCAACACAGGATTTGATCGAGCAGAATACCGACGACATAGTCGAAACCTATGTCGATGCGCAGGAAACAGTTGAAAGCGCTGACGTAAATATTGTGCAAAAGGAGGGCGATGAGAACGCGAAGAATACAGAGACAGTCGAATCGAGTGACGTAAACCAGGCGGTTGATTGGGCGGCGGGTGATTGGAAATTTGAAGCTTCTGTCGGTCAAACCTTAGAAAGTCGTTTTGACTTAGCGGGTTTCGCTTAAAATGATATAATACATTCGTAACAAAACAATATGGAAATAAAAGACACAGCAGAGATAAAAGGAATTCATACTTTGACCTTATGCAAAGCGACAAGTGAGGTAGCTCAAAAAACCCAGGAAATGATTGAGGATGTGAGAATAAGAAGGGAGCTTTTGATGAAAATAGGAGGCAATATCAAAGAGGAATTACGCACTCTCTGGGAGGAATACCGGTATTTGGTTGGTATATTGCATAAGTATTTTAAAACACAAGAATTTGTTGTTGAGAATATAACCACAACAGTCGGGAGAAGCGTTTTAGCTCAAAGATTGGGCGGAGATGTCACTTACACCGGAACAGTCGACTACACAGCCCTCGGTGATGATAATACTGGCGAGGTGGTCGGTGATGCAACGCTTGGAAATGAAGTTTATAGGAAGGCTTTGAGTAGCGGAACAGATGCGAGCAATATTGCTTATCTCGAAACTTTCTTCACAGCCGCAGAGGACGCGGACACTTACGAGGAATATGGAATGTATATTGATGGTGCTGCCGGCGCAGATACCGGGCAATTATTTAATAGATTTACTCAAACAATCACAAAATCGAATGTTGAAACTTTGAATGTTCAAAGCGTGGTGACCTTCCAGAACAGCTAAAACATAACAATATGTAATGTCAAGAAGTATAAACGAATTAGGCAATGTCTATGGGAAGCTAGTGGTGACGGCTGATGGGGATGTTAATAACAGACGACAGCATTTTTGGATATGTGAGTGTGAATGTGGAAGTATGACAAAAGTTTATGGTGGACACTTGAGAGCTGGCAATACAAAATCTTGTGGTTGCCAAAAAGGAAATAAAAAACATGGAATGCGTAAAAAAAGAATATATACGATTTTTAAAGGTGTTGAGCAAAGATGTAATAACCCCAAACAACCTGCTTATAAAGATTATGGTGGTCGTGGAATAAAATGCGAATGGAATACTTTTCAAGAGTTTTACAATGATATGAAGGAGGGTTATAGCGACAAACTGTCGATTGACCGGACAGATAATGATGGAAATTATTGCAAAGAAAATTGTCGATGGGCGACTCCCGAGCAACAGGCTAACAACAGTCGTCATTGCAGATACTTGACTCACAAAGGAAAAACCCAGAGTGTATCAGATTGGGCGAGAGAATTGGGGGTAAATTATTGGACTTTGATTAGGAGAATCCACAGGGGGTGGTCTACGGAAAGAGCTTTACAATTTAAAGACGCATAACAAAATAAAATATGGCTGACTTATTAGCAAATTCAACAGTAGTCGCGGCGAATCAAACTATCACCGCCGCAGAAAGAAACGCTTTAAGACTCGACATGCTCGAGCAAGCTGGCGAATACCGTGATTCAACGGGGGCGGCAGACGCTTATGTTGTGGCTGACGCTGCGCAAATAGTTTCACTACAAGAGGGGCAGATTGTGATTTTCAATGCAAACTTTGAAAATGGTGGCGCATCAACTTTGAACTTTGGGGCTTTCGGGGCTAAATCAATCAAGAAAAATAATAATATAGATGTCGAGGCTGGGGATATAGAGGCGGGGCAAATCGTAATTTGTAGATATGATGGCACTAATATGCAGATGTTGACTCCTACCGCTTCTCAAATGTCTACCGCTAACTCGGACACCCTCGTGGGGGCTGGCGATGCGGATGCTTTACACACGCACGACACGCTCAAGACGCTGACTAATTGCGGACAGGGGGTGAGAGCGTCAGCAACCGCAACAGGGACAGAGAATATTGCACATGGTTTAAGTGGAATTCCTAAACAAATCTTGTTTTTTGCGGTCAATGGTACGAACGGCAATTTATGGTCAAATGGATGTGTTGATGATAATAGAGATGCCAAATGCACGTCTTCCCAAGATGTAGGGGGGGGGGGTGTGATTGGAAGTCAAAGCGCAGAATGTATCAGAATTAGAACGGGGGCGGTAGAGGCTAGTCAAGCGGCGACAGTCTCGGCGTGGGATGCAACTAATTTTACTTTAAGCTGGACTAAGGCGGGAGCGGGAGCGCAAGCAGTTTATACCTGGATAGCATTATACTAATGGAAGAACCGAATATAAAATATTCAATCATCAGGTATCGCCACCAACAGCCTTGCGAGTGTTTGGCGAATAGCCTTTGTGCTTTGTGCGAAAAGCAATTTGAACTTGATTACAACCTTGATGTGGAATTCAGCGCGGAACGGCTTGATAATATGTTTCGGGCTTTTATGGGAAAAACAGAAGAAAGACCTCTTAGAAAAAAGGACATGATGAGGTTTATATCGAGGGATGGGTTGATTGATGAGAAAAGCGGGAAGGTCTTTGAAAATATGACATTTTATCGCGCTCCATCCGTAGACCAGGAGGATATAAAAAAACACTTGATCGAAAAAGGATGCTTGCAACTCTCTATTAGAACATGGACTAGGAAATGGAAAGAGCGAAAGTTTAGGAGTTTTCACGGGGAGAAACAATTGAGAGTCCCGGACAAATTTAAGATAAAGGGCGGTCACTCTATCTTGATAGTAGGCTTCGATGCAATCCGGGGATGGGAAATATTAGATTCTCATTATGATTTTACTTATTTCTTAGCTGTAAAAGACCTCCCAAAGATTAAAAAATCACTTTATTATTTAAAAATATAAACTATGTTTCCAACAGAATTCACGCTACCTTTACTCGGATGGGATTGGCTTCAATATGCCCCTCCACAAAAAGCCTTCCACCCTGGGCTTGATCTAGGCTTGAAGGGGACGGACGATAGTGGTCAAGAAATTTACGCAACAAAGCCAGGTTTCATTGAATTTATCAATGACAAGCCTTCATATTATCACAGCCGAGGGTTTGGGAACTTTGTTATTGTTCACCATGACGACGGTAAATATACTCGCCATGCTCACCTTTTGGGCTTCCCGGCTGGGCTAACAGTAGGGCAACAAGTAAAAGCGGCTGATGTTGTAGGTTATCTAGGGTCAACTGGCTCATCATACAGCCCTCACGACCATTTTGAGGTCTTTGGCGAGGAACTAGCCGAAATACAGCGCAAGCACCGTGTGGGGGTATTGAAACGCCCTTTTTGCTTCTATCCAAAAGGCTATTCTAAAAAGTGGGTAATGGAGCATTATTGCGACCCCTGGGCGTGGCTCGAGGAAGTAGACCAAATCCCCTTCTGGGCGACTAGCGACTGGCAGAAAGCTAAGGATATAGGGATCGCCCCGGAGAATCCTTTTGAAGTAATAGACCTTGATAAATTCCAGGAATATCTAGTTAAACTCAAGAAAATTTCGACAATAGATGAAATGCCGGCTTACCGCGCGATGGTTATACTTGGCAAACTCGGACTGTTGAAGTAAAATGTAACTGTTGTTTTGCTTTTAAGGCATAACACGAGGGGTTAGAGGGCGTTGATAAAACAGCGCCCTTTTTCTTAAAGAAACTATTGCTTTCTAGTAGATAGTAGCGTATAGTAGGAAGTACTGGCGAATAAATAACCCCTCATTTTATGCACCAGACAACCTACATTCCGAGCCGCCTACAGAGGCGACACTCTCAATTCGAGCAATTGAATAAGGTCTTTATGACCGCGATTGCTATGTTCTTAGTAATGTCTATTTTGATTTTGATTTTGCCAAAAGTCCCGGAAGTAATTTACTTTTATAAAAACTGTTAATATGGAAAAATACTTTTGTCCTAAGTGTGGCGGAGAAGCACACCCGGAGGAAATGCTTGTCGGTCGGACAACTCATGCAAACGAGGACGATGAGTTTGAAACCTTCCTTATCTGTAGCGAATGCGGACATGAGGAAAATGTTAGTTGATGGTAGAATTCCCTTACAGAATGGGGACAAAATTAGCTTCCCTCCGCTTAACCCTTGCGACACGATGCAAGCCAAAAGACTTTCTTTTAAAAAAATAGCATCAAAAGGCAACGGTTAAGTATGGGATTCTGCTCTCAACAAGTGCCTCGCGCATATCCGCCTTTTATTATCACAACACAATTGCCGGGGTCGGAGAATTGGGATATAATGATATTGCTTTTCGTAGAAGTACCACAACTCCCGGCGATGAGGCGCTGGGTTTTTGTGGGTGTATAACATTCTATACGATCGTATAAGATTCTATACACCTAAAAAGCCCGCGTCATGCTTTGGCAAATTTTAGCTTTCGCTGGGCTTTGCAAGCAATGTCTCGAGCTTTCAGGGGGCTTGTGCCGACAGACAAAATGAGGTTTTAAAGGCAATCTTACTATATTACATAAAAACATTTTGGAGTCAAACGCAACCCGAAAGGATTATTAAGGCTTGGCGAATAGTAGTAAATAGGATAACGTAGGAGTACGTATTTATAACCCCTTGTATTATGGCAAAGGAAACAAAGTCGAAGGCATTGTCGACTAAAAAGCAAGATGCTAGTTTTGCAATGACTTTCGGAGAGTCGGAGCTTAACTTGATTAAGGAAACTATTACTCCGGGTGCAACTCAAACAGAATTCAATCTGTTTGTTTACGATGCACAAAGCAGAGGTTTAAATCCTCTTAGAAAGGAGATCTATTGGGTGCAAAGAGAAAACAGCTTCAAGAAACCTGACGGTAGCTGGGGAAAGAAGAAGGTTTCTTCTCATCAAGTCGGAATTGATGGCTTTCGAAAGGTTGCTCAATCAACGGGTGAGTATGAGGGACAGGCTGAAATTCGCTATGGGGAAGATATTGAACTTTTTGGAATACACGTCCCTGAATATGCGGAGGTTGGCGTACGCCGAAAGGGATTCACAGAGCCTCTTTTTGCTCGAGCTTACTTTGTAGAACACGCTCAAGCCTACGAGGATAAATACAAAAAAGGTGTAAAAAAACTAGGTTCTATGTGGGCAAAAATGCCTCGCCTAATGATCGCAAAGTGCGCGGAGGCTCTTGCTTTGAGAAAATCATTTCCAGATTCGTTATCAGGTCTTTATACAACCGACGAAATGTCGTCTGCTGACAACGATGTTGAGGTCAAAGAGGTGACACCCAAAACGGCAGCCACCCCAAAGCTCAAAGAGGTTGACCCGAAAACAGGAGAGATTAAACAAGAAGATTTTGATCTTGAAACACCTATCACAGACTCAAAGCCTCAATGCGCTACCAGGACTCAAGAAAAGCAGTACGCGGAGCTTATGGATAAACTAGGGCTTCTTATGAGTTGGACTCCAACGGCGACTCAGCAAATGATGGTAAAGGGTCTTGAAAGCCTGAAGGCGAAAGCCTTTGAGGATTTATCTGAAGTGATGGCGGGCAAACTTATCGCGAAAATCGAGCAGAAAATCAAAGAAAAAGAGGTTGATGCAGAAACAAAGGTCAAAGAGGAAGTGAGTCCAGAAGATGTCGCAGCCGTGTTTGATTCTACTGTTGAGGATGTAAAATAATAACTAGCATTAACTAAAATTAACTATGACTGATTCACTTATCGTAAACAACAATTATAAAGACCTACTTGTGAATGTTGTTGACGCATCAACCGGGGAGCTTGCCGAGACTGATCTAATGAAGCTCGACGAAATAGACTGCAAGCCCGCCGAGAAAACTAACGCAATCGCCCAGGTGTTCAAACTGTTTGAAGTCGACGAGAAACAGGTTGAGGATAAAATCAAGGCGATGCAAATGGAGCTAATGGATTTTAGGCGTAAGAAAGAAGCCGTGCGGAATCTTATGGCTGAGTCTATGGCTGAGAATGGCTTGAAGAAAATGGAAACTATTTACTTTGCCGCAACATTCAAGAAGAACCCGCCTCGGCTTGTAATCGAGGAAGGTGCGAATGTTGATCAATATACCCGGATCGAAACTGTCGAATCTGTAGACAAAATCGCAATCAAGCAAGACTTGAAAGCCGGGAAGCCGGTTGAAGGTTGCAGACTCGAACAGACTGAAAGATTAGAAATTAAATAACAATAAAACGCTATGAAGAAACCACAAACAATTAGAACAAATCCGGATATTCAATGGGTGTTTAACGAAGGAGTGGAGAAAAATAAAAGAATAAAAACTATTTTAAATGAGATTGGTTGCATTGCTGATAAGCAAAAAGACTTACACAAAACAATAACCTTGGATATGTTTTTTACAATGTTTGGAGGGGCAAACGGTTCTAAAACAAAACTCGCTGCATTTAGTAATTCGTATTTTTTAAGTAACTTCAAGGACTTAAAGAATTTTAAAATCACGAAATTGCGTGATCGAGTAGCAAAGGATCATAGATATATAAGGTCTTTACAGGCTAGAATAAAAGAGTTGGAGAGGTACGAGCCACACCCATACGACGAAGAATATTTATAACACACCCTTTTAGCCACATATCCCTACTAAACAATGTTAAAACTAACGAAAAAACAGGAGAAGGAAGTTCGATTGATGATAAAATGTTTTGAGTCTCTGAATATAGACAAGCCCAGGATTGAGTTTGAAATCGTAGCACCCGACCCGGATATTCCGAGAAAGTATTGGGGATATTTACGCTTTTGCATTGTTGGTTTTATTGATGGCGAAGAAAGGGCTGTCGACGGAATGTTTAAGGATATGAACGAGCTTTGCAAAAGATGGGAAAATTTTTTTTCCCCGAATTAGATTTTAACAAAACACCATGGCAGCTAAACTTACAGACCTCGGGAGGCTTAGAAAAGCCTTGAGGCAACAGCAGGGGGCAACAGAGGATGGAATTCTGCACTTTCATAATGATTACAAAGGTAATTTTTATTATTTTGACGCTTTTCTTTTTAGAAATCATTTCAGAAAGGAAGATATTTTGTTTTCAAATATTTACGAGGAGTTGTTTCACAATGCCCACAATTGGAAGTTTATCAGGCGTTGCGCAATTGAGGAGTTTTTTGATAATAGTTTTGATGCCGCGATTAAATACCTGGTAGATGAATACGAAAAACGGAATGGGAAAATAATTTAATTTTTAACAACACACTATGATGGAAAAATCAATGTTTCAAAAGCACGTCCTGGACATAATGCTCGCCGTAAAGGAAACCGCGTTGAAAGTCGGCGCGGCGATAATGTCGGAACACGAAACTTATATGCAGGAATTACAAAATAACCCTACAAAGTAATGGAAAAACTGTACACAATCCAGGAGCTTCACGAGGCGGACTTCTTTCCTTTTAAGCAATGTACGATCCGCAAGCTTGTAAAAAGAGGGGTACTTAAAGCGATCAATGTTGCCGTCACGGGGACACTCCCGAGGTGGAGGATAACTCAGACAGAAGTCAACAAGTTTCTATCAAAAAAAGGTGTAAAAGCCCTTGCAAATTAGCAGGGGTTTGGTATGCTCAAATTACTAATAGCACACTACAAATGCCCAAAGACCAAACAATATTCGACAACTTCCCGCTTCTGTCTTTGTGGTGTGCTAACTCCAAAGGGCGCAGAGGCGGGGATTTGTTTAATATTAAAAAAATCGCATGAAAGAATCTTTTTACTTTCCACATGACAGCAACGCGTCGCAAGACCCGAAAATGATGATACTCTTGTCGGAGTGTGGTCTTGCTGGGGTTGGGATGTATTGGGTTCTTGTTGAAATTTTACATCAGCAAGAGGATGGGCGAATCAAAAAGGAAGCCTATAAACAATACATCAAGTTTTATTGTGGAGAAAAAGGCGGCACAGGTTTTTTGGACAAAATTGAACAAGTGTTGAACACCTGCGGGCTTTTGTTAAACAAAGACGGATTTATTTATTCAGAGAGGGTTTTACAGAATAAGAAATACAGGGAAAATATATCAAAACAGCGATCCTTGGCGGGGAAGAAAAGCGCAGAGGCTAGGGCTAAGCCAACAAGTGTTGAACAAAATTTAACAAGTGTTGAACAAGGAAAGGAAAGGAAAGGAAAGGAAAGGAAAACAAAGGAAATAAAGGAAAGTATATATATGTCGGATTCTGACGAATACCGACTAGCAATATTATTAGCAAACAAAATTTTAGAAAATAATCCAAGCCACAAGTTTTCCATTATGGAAGATGATGAGTTTGATTCAAAAATGCAGGGTTGGGCAAAACACATGGATTTGCTTATGAGAAAAGATAGGAGAACTTTTGAACAAGTTGAAATTATGATTAAGTGGTGTCAAAACGATTCATTCTGGCAAGCCAATATTTTATCGCCCTCGAAGTTGAGGGATCAGTTTGATACACTAATCGCCCAATGCAAACGCGGAGGGAATAAAAATAAAGTTATAAAAATTTCTTAAAAAAATTGCAATGAAAATTTTAATCACAAAAGACGCAAAGATCGTTATTACTGAGGCGGAAGCTGAAAAAGTGTTTAACAACATGCCCGGCAGTAAATTTATTGTACTGAATGGGCAAATGATCCAGGTTGCTTTTATTTCAGGATTATTCGACCTCGATTTCTACATCAAGCAAGAAGCCGACACGTTGAAGTTGAAATATTTAAGAAGGTGTAAGAAGTGCGGAGAGATTCTTGATCGAAAGGGTGTTTGCCCTTGCAAAGATAATCCGGAGTTGAGAGAAAACCACCTTTTCAAGATAGACGATCAAAAACTTTTAAAATAAAATTAACCCCTTGTCTTATGCAAATTCACGCAAAAACGCCAAAAGGTAGGCGCTATCACGGAAGACTTGATTTTGGAGGAGTGTTTTCCCGGAATCTCGACGGGCGCTATGTGCGCTGGTTTGATAGATCGTTTTGTATAAACACCAGCGTTATCCCGAAGCTAAAAGAAAAGGATTGCAAGGTTTTGCAATTTATCTATCTCGGGAAGACTGGAAAATTTATCTACCGGATCGGTTTTGAACAAGCCTTAGAAGTTGGGAAGGTAAAAACAAACGAACACGGAGAAGAAAACTTGAGAATCCCGATTGATGAGTGCCGGATGGTGAAGAAGATCACTTTGGAAGGCGAAGCCGTGAAGCCAGCAGAGGACGAGAAGAAGATTAAACAATTAAAACTTTTATAATACCAAAACAATGACAAAACTCACTAAAAAGGAAAAACAATTGAACCGGATCGAGGAAAAGCTCGACTTTATGATTGACGGGCTTTCCCGGACGATCGTGAGGAAAAACGCCCTGGGCGCGGCTGTCCAAGAAAAGATCACGGGGCGGCAACTGTTTGAGATGTGGAAGAATAAAAAGAAGGTTGATTCTCGCAAAAAGATCCCCATTGAAAAAGTGCAAACCCTTTAACCCAAACCCCATGACAGACTCAAAAACAGTAGAGAAGATAATAAAAAGAATAATTTGCTTTATTATAGGGCATAAATGGAATTACTTGATGGGTCATTCCAGAATAAAGATTCCATCAAACATGAAAGCAACCTGTCGCTTTTGCGGGAAGGAAAACAAGTAGCCCCTTATTTCCCTCTTGGGCAGAGGATTAACAAGTAAGATTATGAGATTCCTTTCAAACATTTTATCAGCAACAGTAAAAACGATAGCCTTGCCTATTGCGGCTGTTGTAGACGTTGCAACTCTTGGAAAAGCAGAAGCCACTAAAACACTAGCCGAAGACGCTCTTGAGGATTTGGACGATGCACTTTCAGGAAAGTAGCCTACCTCCTCCCGTGGCTGGGAGAACTACTAAAAAGCTACTAATTTTTAGAAAATCGCTAGTAATTAGTAATTATAAACCTATTAACAAGACATTATTAACAACAATACTATGGGAGAAATAGCAGACATGATGTTGAGCGGAGTGTTATGCGCACAATGTGGAGTAACTTTACAATGTGCAGCCGACCACGGATTTCCTATCCTATGTGACGACTGTTACAGCGATTTATCGAAAGGCGATAGAGAGTGCAACGTCAAGGAATCAGATTACCCAACCACTCATTAACCCAAACCCCATGACAGACTCAAAAACAGTAGAGAAGATAATAGACAAACTCTCAAACAAAGAATCCACAGCGATAAGAAGGCTGTTTAATTCTCATCATGGAGGAGACAAGTCATGTTCGGCTTGTGAGTCTTTTTACGAGGAGCTTGCAAAGATATTCCCACCTCCCCCTGTCCTAATAGGTGATGTGTTGGAGAAGATGTGGAAGTTTGGAGATGCTTCTTTGAGAAGTAACGAGATGTTTAAAATATGGGCTAAGTGTGGGCTTGATAAATCCTTGAATCAGATAGCCGAGTGTGGGTTTGAGGAAATATATATCACAAATTGTTGCAAACTTAGTGGATACCACAAAAACAAAGACGGGTCGTATAGTTGTGCCCATTGCAACAAGCCCGCAGACCTCAATATGCATGAAGAACAACTCAAAGACCCAGCAGCCAGAGAACTGTTTGAATTCCTAGCAGATATATTTTTAACTTAAATTGTATGATTCTAAAAGATGACAATGGGAAAGCACTCCCAAAGAAAGTGCAAAAACGAGTGAATGATTTTATAAATCACTTACCGAAAGTACCTTGGTTTAATC